CCTGTTAAAGTCAATCAACCAATGCCTCGTATGAAAAATCAAGATGATGATGAAGAAGACAAAGAGGGTGCGGGTATGGGTATAGCAGCATGATAGGTGAGTTGATGTGCCTGATTCTAATGTTTTAGTTCTCAAAGGAGAAACAGGAGAAAAAGTTGGTGAAATAGGCGGCACCGTAGGAGGTGCTGTACGAGGAGCACGGATGGGTTCAAAGTTTGGACCGATTGGAACAGTTGCTGGTGGTATATTAGGTAGTATATTAGGTCGAAAAACAGGTGGTAAAGTCGGAGATGCTATCACTGGTAATAAAGAAGAAAAAAATACTAAACTCCAAGGTGCTACTACGGCAGCACAAATGGCTCAACAACAACAAGCCATGGCTCAACAAAGAACTCAAAGTAGAGAAGATAGAGCAAGAAGTATGTTAAATGCTGGTATACGTGGAGACGCTCAAAAAAGTAAAGATGTGATAAATATGTACGATAACGATGCTATGAATAAAGCGTGGAATGAGTTAAAAGAGAAAAATAGAGAAATCCTAAGTAAAAAAGTAAACGCTGCTGGTAATTATACAAAACCGGGAATGCGTAAAAGATTATTCAACAGAATAAAAGCAGGTAGTAAAGGTGGTAAGCCGGGTCAATGGTCTGCTCGAAAAGCACAATTACTTGCTATGAGATACAAAAAGAAAGGTGGAGGGTATCGTGACTAAGGATAAAAACCAACAATCTTTAACAGAGTGGACTAAACAAAAATGGGAATTTGTTGGAGACGACAAAAAAGAAATGAAGAAACCTCGTTCACAAAGAGGTCGATACGCTCCTAAATCAGTCGCAGATAGTATGACTGCCTCACAAAAAGCGAGTGAAAATAAAAAGAAAAGACAAGGGCACAAAAAAGGAAAGCAACATGTACCAAGAGGAAAAGGTGTGAAACCAATGTATCAAAGAGTAGAAAAATCAGATGCATTCGAGGCGGCTTGGGAATTATTGAAAGCAAAAAAGAAATCAAAACCTTTTCACGGGTATAACCCAAGTAAACATCATCGTAAAGGTGGATTGAGTGCCAAAGGTAGAGCGAAAGCAAAAAGAGAAACTGGTGCTAACCTAAAACCACCAGTCACTACTAAACCTAGTAAACTCAAAGCAGGCTCAAAAAAAGCAAAACGTAGAAAATCATTTTGCGCTAGAATGACAGGTGTTAAGGGGCCTACTAGTAAAAAAGGTAAATTAACACCTAAAGGTGCGGCACTTAAGAGGTGGAATTGTTAATGGCATCATTCGGAGAAGTATGGTATCATTTAAGAGAGGAAATGTCGCCTCTTGACAGGGCTTTTTTGATTTTTAAACAAAAAGAAAGTTGTCCTATGGCGACAAGAGATTTAGAATTAAATACTAAAAACAGAAATGAAGCCATACATTCGAAGCATATTCAATATGGACCTCTTAACTTGAGTGATGAAAGTTACTGGGTTAGAGCGGCTAAACATTGGAATACTACTCCCGAAGTTGCTAAAAATTCTAATTGTAGTAATTGTATTGCATTCGATATCAGTCCTAGAATGAAAGATTGTATGCCGTTAGAAGGAGATTTAGGTTATTGTTGGATGCACGATTTTAAGTGTCATAAAGATAGAACTTGTTACACTTGGGCGGCAGGTGGCCCTATCACCGAAGATAAAACATCTATAAAAAATCAAGAAAAAAGAGGTTAGTTATATGACCTATGAGAGCGGGGCTTGGGTTTATAATGCAGAAGAGGATGAAACACTTGAAAAGGGTGACGCTATGAGTAAGGCTTGGTTTAGTTTGTTGAAATCAAGTTTATCTTTCCGAGGAGACATAATGGAACATTTACCTGTTGAATTAAATTATGATAATCTTCAACAATATGTACAAAATAATCCTAATGCCACAATGGGTGATTTAATGACACCTTATTTAACTGGTGAATTAACTAACCCCACTTCTGAAATTCAAACAAATCCTCCTTCATACCAAGGAGGGGAGTTACCTTTCCCTTTATCTCAAGAGGACACTACTAATTTTGTAAGTAATTTTCAAGAAGATGATGGTTATTCAGTACCCCTATCTTATTATACTCCTAGAAGAACCAATGAAGAAATGTATAATCAAAAATTATTATCTAATCTTATGAGAACATTACATGGTAGGATAAGACAAGTGCCCGATGCCTTCGAGATGAGTCCACCGAGAACAGGTCATAAAGGTCAAGTGGTTGATTTACCAAAGGGTAAAATGACTAGACATAATTTAAGACTTGAGCAATACATGAATACCCCTGTTAAAGTAAGACAGGCGCAAATGAATCCTGAACTTATTCAAGAAAGCAGACAAAGTGTACCTAATGTGATGGTTAAAATGATTAAAAAAGAAAGAGTTTCCCCTGAGGCTAAAAGACATAAACTAGAATACGATAAAAAATACGAGTCAACCCCTGAAAGAGTAAAGTATAGAGAAGAGTTGAATCGAGAAAGAAGAAGAAGGGGAATGTATGGAGACCACTCGGGTAAAGATATCAGTCACACTGAAGGTGGTAAACTAACAGTTGAGTCTGAACATGAAAATAGAGCGAGGCATTTCAAAGACAAAGGAACACTTAGACAGATAGCAAAAGGGATGAAAGAAGATATCGAATTACTTCAAAATTTACTAAGTGGTCCTATGGATGAACAAGATGAAAAAATAGTCAATGCACTAGAGAGAAAGATAAAAGAGGAAGATGAAGAGGAAGAAGAGCCATATATCGCTCATGAATTTTTCATATAGTTGTAAAGATTGTAAGTATAATAGTATGTACAATATACTATTTTGTATAATAATATAAATAATTAAAACTATACAATTAATTAACTTAACAATATAAATTTTATATTCTCATCCCTTTCCTCCTTGTCCATGCTGATACATGAAGTCGGACCTAGAGATGGATTACAAGGTCATTCTATCAAACTATCAGTAGAAGAAAGAGTTGATTTAATCAGACAATTAAACGATGCTGGTATAAATCACATAGAATTTGGTGCTTTTGTTCATCCCAAAAGAGTACCTAATATGGCTGATTCAGATAAAGTGTATCAACAATTAAACGAACTATCTTGTGAATTCTCTGTTTTAATACCCAATAAACACGGTTTTGAAAAAGCAAAAGAACTTGGTATAAAGAAGGTTAATATATTTTTCTCTTGCTCTAATGAATTCAATCAAAGAAACCTTGGTAAAAACATGGAAGAGATTATTGATGAATTCAAAGAAATGTTAAAAGACACTCCGAAAGAAAATGTTAGAGTTTATATTTCTACTATCTTCGGTTGTCCTTATTTAGGTATTCCTAGTAATGATATGGTGATTAATGCTGTAGAACAGGCTAGTCGATTAGGAGATACTATTGTTCTTTGTGATACCATCGGCTCTGCTGACATCAATACTTTAGCCAAAATTTTAGATTTAGTTAAAGATTATAATATCAGTTTACATTTACATGGTGAAGATTTATTGGATAAAGTCGAGATAGCCTACGAAAAAGGAGTGAGAGAGTTTGATTCTAGTATTCACGGGTTAGGTGGTTGTCCTTTTATGCCTAACACCAAAGGTAACTTGTCTACCGAAAATCTAGTAGATTGGGCACATAAACGTGGTATAGAAACCAATATTGATATAAATAAGTTGAAAAATATCTCTATACCTTTCTGAGCATAACCTTTATGTTGACCTCTCTAGTGGACACATCAGTGGTCCTAATGGAAGGTCAAGAACAACACGATGCAGAAATAAGATTAATGGGATTAATATTAGCACAAAGTGCTCTAGTGGGAGTAGCCATTGGAGTATTTGATGCCGATATATGGTTAATAAATGACACACCTTGGTTAAATGGTTTTACATACGCCATGGCTGCTTTTTTTGTACAAGGAATAGCATATTATGTGTTTAAAATGTTTTTCGAACAAGGAATGCAAGAAAGAGTTAGAACGACTAACTTGGATAGAAACCGCCAATATCAATACAGAATCATGCAAGAAAATTTTGATAAAAGGAGAGGTGAAATGGAATTAAGGATGAAAGAGGCTCAATTAGAACAAGAATTGAGATGGATGGAACAAAACCCCGGTCAAATGCCTCCTTCTTGGGGAGTATCAGGTGGCCCTCCTTCTTTAGTTTCTCAATATTATAACGAACCTCCCAACTTACCTTCTCATTCTGCTAATATAAGACAACCTCTATCTCTAGGCGTAGAAGAAAATACTCGTTTAAAAAAAGATGGAACTATAGATAAAAGATATAATAAAAAAACATCCTCTCCTGATAATACAGGGGAGTGAGTGTAATGGGTCGTATTTTTAAAACACCTTCTGATAATGCCACAGAAGGAACACTTAGAGCCATACATCTAGCCAACACTGTAGACACTACATATGAAAGAACTTGGGGTTGGTTTAAAGCAATTGTGTTTTCTATTATATCCACATTAATAATTAGTGGTTATGAGTTTCATAATCAAGATTTTAGTTTATATGAAAATACTGTAAACTGGGTAATTAAAAAGTTAGAGGGTTTAATTGATTGGTTAATTTGGTGGAATTAGAACATGGTAGAACCAGCAAGTACTGCTCTCGTTGGAGCAGCGATGTGGGGACAGCATTTATTCAATTCCTACAAGCCCCGTAAAGTAGGTGTTTATGGGGCACCCATGGTTGGTAAAACTACACTGGATAGATATATGACTACACCGGGTGAAATGGAAGATATACCCGAAGAAGATAGAACCACTCATTCTCGTATTCTAAAAATAGGTAAGTATAAAATGCCTAAACCCACTAGAAAGCGTGTTAGTTGGAGAGGGGAAAAAAGAGTTGTATATTCTGCTGATTTAGGCGGTCAAGAAAGATTTTGGAATCTTTGGATAGAAGATATGGTGACTAGAGGAGTTGAGGCGGTGGTTTACGTATTTGATGATAGAGCGTTTAAAGGTGGAGACTCAGGTGTACAACAACTTGCTGGATTTCGTTATTTAGTGGATTGCCTCATAAATAGAAATTATCGTTATCGTTCTATGTGGTCTAGGTTTAAAGGTAGAAAATACAGACCTAGAATTGTAATGTTGATTGCTAATAAGGCGGATAGATTCTTTGATGAAACCGCATCTAAATTATGGCATGATGGTAGAATAGGAGAGCATAAAATTTTCGACCCCTTCAGGGATGACCTCATAAGATTACAAAAAGCGGGCATTCCCACAAAACGCTCTTTTATGGCTACACGCATAGGATGGAACGTAGAACAATGCATGTTAGACCTCTTGACCACATGAATGACCTTAACAATAACCTTTTGAATAAAATATATGTGGGATAGACATGGGCACAAAGAATACATCCACTGTTTTAGTATCTACAGGTGGAGGTAGTCGTAGCCTTAGAACTACAATTCCTATGTGGATTGTAGACCATTATAATTTAGATGCAGGAGATAAAGTTTCTTGGAAATTTAAAGTGGAAAACGGTGATATGGTAGTAATGCTTAGACCCGTACAAGGAGATGAAAAGAAATGATGATGTTTCAACCTACTGCCTCACAACCGTTATACACGGTAAACGAGGCACACATAACCAATCTTGCATCACAAGGTAATCAACAACTTACCCATGCTGCGTTACAAGAAATGATGGCGGCACAACAAGGAATGCAGGATTTAGCCGCTACTCAAAATATAGATGTACCTAAAGTAAATTTTTACCCAAGCACCCATCCTGACCCAAGAAAAGCCCGTAAAAGAGATATTAAACAGGCATACAAACTTTTACAACCAGCGAAACGCTCAATATTTAATCCTTTAAGGTGGTTATTTGGTAGAAAATATCGTTATAATAAAGACACTGGAACTTGTGTTGTAGACGGCGCTAATGTTGCTGAACTTATTAAACATGATAATCTTTACATGAGAATCAGTGATGAAGAAACTGGCCGCTCTTTATGGGAAATGTATTGGGAAAACCCTGTTACTGGTCAACCCGAGGCTTTTATCGCTCGTGATAAAGTTACAAGTGGTAAAAAAATGAGAGGAACATATTGTCCTGAACATCTTCACTTGTATCATTTATTATGTAAATGGGAAGCAGAGGAAGACAAACAAAATGAAATGAATCCAAGTCGTCTTCGTGACAAAGTAAAACGTGGAGTTTCAATAGTCACTGTGCCAGTCGCATCTTTCAAGAAAAAAGACCCTACCCCTGAAATGCTAAAAAAGTATGAGCCTTTTTTCGCTGAGTTAGAAAGAGATGCTGGAAAAACAAAGGGTATCAATGTTTTACATTATGCTAACCCCTTAACTGGTCAAAATGATGTTACGATGGTTGTATTTGATTTGCGTATATTTCAACAAGAATTAATGCAAATGAATCAACCCACACAGGCTTTTGAAGATTTACTCGCACAAGAATCATTAAAAATACAACGTAACCAGCAAAACATTGATGGGGAGGGCCTTCGTCCGGGAATGTGATACGTATGTTCGGTTTTAATAAATCTCAACAAAATAATGGTGCATTGAATCTTTCAATGAGTGGTGCTCCTACAAATAATCAATATGGAAATAATTTAGGGGTAGGTTTAGCATCAGCGCAATTTATACCCCAACAACAACAACCTAATCCTTTTATGGGCGGCATGATGGGAGGAATGGGAATGAACCAACAACAGCAAATGATGATGCAGAACGGGCAAATAGCGCCTCCGTCTGAAATGGAAATCATGGCATCTCTTTTACAATCACAAAATCCTATACATCGTTTTATAGCAGAAGGTGGTCTTGGCTCAATTATAGATTTAGTCGCTACCGCTACTAGTTTAAGTTTAATTAATATTTTAAAGAATGCAACTTTTGTTATGAATGAAGATGAAGGTGCTATGAAACTAGACGCTACCTCTTTACCCACAGAATTACAAACTTTGAGTGCGGAAAACGTTAGTATGATATTAACTAATATGGTGGCGCAAAGTCAACAAAGTGTTCAACAAGCCGAAATGCAAAGACAGCAAATCATGGCTATGGCTCAACAATCAATGATGGGTGGTGCTTTGTCTGCTGCTTTACAAGACGAAGGGATGATGAATAAAGTGGGCGGAGGAATTGGTAGTGTCGCTCGTGGATTAATAGGACTACCGACTAATAAGTGAAAGTGATAATATGATGAGACAACCAACGGACCCTATGAACAATGCATTACGTGGATTTAGTGTAGCGAGCGTAAATATGTTTGCGCCAAAAAGGTCAGTAATCACTGACATGATTATGGTGCAATTTCTGAGCATTATAGTTACTTTATTTTTCATACTAGTTTTCAAAGGCTCTCAATTGAGTACAAACGAAGTAAGTATATTTTTAATCGGAATTTTCGCATCCATCGTCATGTTGGGTGGGATTTACACTCGAATCTCTAAGTGACCATTTACCAAGAGGACAAACAGAAGATGGTAAGGCTGCTTTTATTTTCATGAAACACCCACAAACTCTACACATATTAGTAGACCTCATTAGATAAATACAATCATTACATGTTTTCAATCTATTTTTGTATTGACTCTCCGTTACTCTACTTTTGTTAATTATGTCTTTAGTTGCTTTCTTAACCTCTTTTATTTTGGTAGATATATTTTGCCGTGGAACTCGCTTCATTCTACGGAACATATAATACGCAACAAGTTTATACAGTTAGAGTTATCTGTGATGTTGCTTTAAGCGTGCACAATGGGAGAAGATAATAGAGTCACCAAAAGGTCTTGTCCTTTCTGTCAGCACCCTAGTAGAGATGATTTAGAAGAGGCTTTATTAAACGGTACTATGTCTCCTAAAGAATTAGATAAAGAAATGGGTTGGAGGTTAAATACTTCTGACAGGCATTTTAGAAACCATATGGGTCAGTATCATATGGCTGCTAATCCACAGTGTAAAATTTGCACTCATCCGCAAAGAGCAGAGTTTGAAACTAGATATTTTCAAGATGGTAGTGAGTCCGAAAATATAGCAAAAGAGTTAGAACTCGCTGAGACCACTGTGTACCATCATATGAAAAACCATTTTCAACCCCTAGTGCAACGCAGTGCTATAGCGGAGACCAGTCTCGCCGTTGGAGGAGAATTAAATGTACTTCGAAATAATGTCGAAAAACTCAACGACAAGTTGTCCGAATTGCTCCATGATGGGAGTATACACGAAGACGGTTTCGTCAAAGATGCAGTGTCTTTGCACAAAGAAGTCAGAGAGTCAATAAAAGATTTAATTAAAATGCAAGAAAATTGGGGAGCAACGAGTGAAAATGGCGAAATTCATAACACAATCAACATTCTTAAAGTTGAGTTGGGTAAAGAAAGTCCTGATACATGGGCGAGAATTCGTAGCCAATTGATAGACCAAGCAGGTGATATGTAATGTTAGCAGTGCCAGTTCCTGACCTATTACAAGTAACCCATCCGGGTTATCGTTATGTAAATTTAGGTAGGATAATGACTGAGAGAGATGTTCCTACTTTCCTCGATTATTGTATTAAATTAACAGAAAGGTTCGAACACTACGGTGACATAAATGTCACGCCTATAGATTTGTTTCCTGCTATGATAAAATCTTTTGATACTGTGTACAATAATGATGAGCCTCAAGATTTCTTCCCTGCTGTTAAATTATTAAACGGTTTACTAGAAGAATATGATTTAGTGGTTGATAATATGCAGCGTGCGTTTTTAAATAACCCTAGAGTCAGCAATTTCTATAGAGACGTAGCATCAACGCTAAGATGTATATTCGAAAATATTATGGTGAGTGGTATAGATGACTGAGGGAATGATGGGGAGGGGTTCTGATACTAGAATCTATAATCCGAGGTCGGAGTCCTCTTACATGTTTCGTAATAATCACGAAGAAGATACATACGGACCTGAAGATGGTTATAATAAAGATAAAAGAATGGATAAAAAACAAGCCAAAAAAGAAAAAGAAGAAAAGGCTCACAAAAAAATCAAACATATCAAAATCAAACCTCATCATATAGCCCCTTCAACTACTACTGAAGAAGAAGAAATGAACGAAGATGATTCAGACAAAAGAGACGCTGAAAGAGAAATAACAGCGCAAACTGGTTCACCTGATATAGGTGGCTTTCTCACAAGTCTTGCTAATCAAGCAAAAGGCCCCGGTGCTGCTGGTGGACAAATGATGCAGATGTCCGAGCCAATGGAAAATGCTTGGTCTGATTTATTAAAAAGACAAAAAAGAGCGTGGGAAACATCCACTAAACCTTTCAAACAACCTAAAGGTGGTTTCGGTAATGAAGCACAGCAAAGTAATAGAAGAGCAAAATATGTAAGAAGAGAAAATCCAACTGGACCGATGGCTTTCGGTGATGATACATCTGTTGAATATTCACATAGAGGTCTTGCTGTAAAACAACCTATGAGTCAAGCAGACATGCGTAGATATAAAAGACAACTTGCTCAAATAAAACAGCGTAAAAAACATCTTGGTAATATAAGAGTTGCTGGTCCTAGACTTAGAACTCGCTCTGACCAATATTCTGCCCCAATGGGTGCTCCTAGTTTAACACCTAGAAAACCACGTTTACATCCAGTTCGTGCTCCACCAATTGTTCCTCCTAAGATGAGAACACCATCTTTGACTCGTCCTAAAATGCCTAGTATGGTAACTATGAGTGAGGATTCATTACCTGAGGATTCATTATTGAAAGCAGTTAATAAATATCAATTGGCTGAATTAAGAAACATAATGCGTGAAATGCGTAATCTGTTAAGAGATAAAAGGAATGAAAAGAAGAAGATGGCTGAAAAAGATGTTTCAGGCGGAGCGTCTTCTTTACCTAAGCACAACACTGGTCCTTCAGATAAAACTACCAAACCAACGGGTCCAACTGAAAGTGAAGATGCACGTAACTTTGCATTCAAACCCAGTCATGTGCGAGGTGGAACGGCTTGAGTTACATTTTTGTAAAAAGTAATCCAATTATTTTAAAGGGTCACGGCGTGGTCGGTTGGCACGCTCAACCCGGTCAAGAATTACAAAGTACAATGTATTCATCATTTCCACCTGAAGCGGTAGGCGCAGGTGTTAATCCTAAAACTGGTGGTAAAATTGACGCACCTGCATATGCTCATGGTGGGACAGCAGACCCACATCCATCAGGACACGCAGGTGTTGGTAATTTAATCCCCGGTAAATTCAAAATAGGAAGGCACGGTGAATTGGCTTACAACACAGGAATGAATAACGATGGAACAGAAAGAAATCATTATCATGGAATGGATGGCGTGATTAAAGATTTAGGAGATGCATTAGATAGAGCAGGTATTCTTGGTAAACATAGTAGTAGTTTGGGTATAAGGTTAAATCCAATTGACATACTTAATATGGCTATTGATGAAACAAATAAGGCTAGAAAAAATGCTGGTAAATCTGATATGTTACCTCATATTGAAAGTGATGAATGGAGAACAAATCATGTTAGTTCCTTTAAAGGAAAAAACTCAATAAATCAAAATGTAAGAGATAACGAGGATAAACTCATAACTCAATTCACAAATAGTAATCCTCAGACATTGGGTACATTTATAGAATCTTATTCAAATCCTATTCACTTGGCTCTAAGAAATATGTTGTTAAATAAATTAGGAGGAGAATTCGGTCAAGAAAATATAGATGCTATATTTGGAAGTAAAGGGTATATACATGACAAATGGGCTACAATCGATTCACATCCTAGTAGAGTACAACTTTCACCTAATGTGATGAGACTTTCAGGAACAGGTGGAGACCAATTACAACAGGGAAATTTACCTGATAGTTTTATGGAAACAGTTCCCGAAGGATATAGTACTGGTGCTATTCCTATTGATATATTTTCTTATGAAATAGCACATCACTTGCCTGATATATTTCATTTACATGGTAATAAAACAACAAATGCGGGCACACAAAAAGCAAAAAATTTATTCAGAAATGCTATTAATTCTTTGAAACAAAAAGGTATATCTGAAAATTTTGGAAAAATAACTTTACCTGTTCGTACTGCAACAGGTGATTATCAAGAAAGGTCACTTGATGAATTAATGCACGAGCCTACTGGTTATTTAGACGATTTAATGGAGGATTTAAGACAAACTGATGGATTTAAGGTATTATTTAGTCGTTTGAGAAAAAACCAAAGGGGTGAAAAAACAATTCAACATTTAATTGACCATTTTGATTCAAATGCAACTCTTAATCATGATGGTTTCATAAATCATCTTAAAGGGGGTAAAGGTAATCCAAATTATCAAAAAACATTAACTTCAGAAGGTGTTCACCCTAGAGCAAAATCAATTTATGCTTTAGCCAATGTATCGGGACACTCTGAAAAGGGTCCGAGTAATCTAAGACATTATGAACCTGAAGACCCATCTTTGTATGCTCAATTAGGTTACAATGTCGATTCTTTGGATACTGTGGATAGTAGAAGAAAGGGTTTAGAGGGTATAGCGGATATAATTGCTGGCTCTCACGAAGGTATGAAAGTTAAAAGAGATTTGATACATCCTGATGAAATGCCTACTCAACACTTAGCGAGTAGAAAGGTTACAGACATGGGTTTGTTTGAAAATAAACCAAATCTTCCACCACATGTATCATACGCTACTGATTTCGAGGCCCCACCGCCACCGACTGAGGCTCAAGCGCAAAAAGTGCCACCGGGTCCACCTCCAAAAATAGACCCTCCTATGCCTACGGCACAACCGGGAGTCAAGGTTGCACCACCTATTACACCAATGGCTGCACCAGCACCTGCACCTAGTGTACCCCCACAAGTTCAATTTCCATTACAACAAAGTCCTGAGTTAGTGGCTGCTAGAAGGCATTTAGGTCAAGCGTCACCTCAATCTTTCAGAAGTATAGCACAACAAGCAAATTTACCTGTAAGATTACAACCCGAAGGTCCTTTGAGTTTTGATGAACAAAGATATCAACAAGCCATGGGAGACCCCGGCCAAACATTTTTATCTCAATATATGAAGTCACAAGACAAAAATCTATCAATTACGGATAGAATTACTAAAGCCATGGAAGATATGCAAATGGACGATGCTTTTGCTGATGACACTGTAATGAAACATGCTTTACCAAGACCAGTAAATATTGCTGATGAATTTGGTATTAGACATCTTGCTAAAAGTGTAGACCTAACACCAGTTGATGTGAAAACAATCGCTCACTCAATGGGTGATTGGGAACGTATAGCAAAGAGATTAAATGTTTCTCCCACAGTCGTAAAGGTAATCAAAGTTAGTATTGGGGGTGTTTAATTGAGTTATGTAGGAGTGATTAAAAAACAAGAAGAGATTGTTGGTTATCAAACTATTGGGGACACAGGAGTTCAAGTTCCAATAAGGTTTGGTTCGAGCAATAAATTTTTTGATAGTAGACCTTTAGGTGAGATAGACGAAGATTTAGCAAGAAGAAGCACTGTTCAAAGCACTATATCGGGTGAACCTGCTCGTGGATTTAAAGAGGCTAAATTTAAACCTCGTAGCATGGAAGAGGCAGCGGCTTTTGGTGTAACACCCACTGTAGGTGCAGAATTACCTCGTGGTGTTACTCGTGAACAAATTTATAATCTTGCTCGTAAATACGGCGGGGGTTTAGGTAGAGCAGCAGATATAGCATCTAAATTATATGGAACAGTAAGAGGTTTAACTGCTTTACAAAGAGCAACCGCTAGTGGTACTGATGCTTTTTCTGCTTTAGGTACTGCTGGTTTACAAGGTTATACTGCTGCACAAACTCTTGCTCCTGTTGCGGTAAAAACAGGTACTGGTATAGGTAGTCGATTTGGTAGAGATGTTGCTTTAGCGGGGGCGGAGCCCGAGGCTAAGCCACAACCCACAATAGCGGAACCTATGGCACAACCCACAATAGAGCAACCTACATCCGCACCTATGCCTTTTTCACCACCAACAATAGAAATGCAACAAGAGATGTTAAGACAAGCACTTGAAAATCAAGCCAAATGGAATGAAGAAAATACAATTCAATATACTAGTGATGGAAGACCTTTGTTTGGTAAAGTAAATCCTTATAACGAACAAGTTCAAGCGAGAATGTATAAACCACAAGGCGGTTTTTCAGATGCTTTTCTTGGTGTAAATAACCCTCCTCCACCACCTACTATACCCACTGGCCCTGCTACTCCTCCTCCTAATCTGAATCGATTAGAGGAAAAAACAGCAGCAGTATTAGGAAGCGCTATTGGACCTCAACCTAATATTAATAATCAACCACCTAAACAATCTATGACTAATATTGATGATGATGATAATGAGGCAATAAATCAATTTAAACAGACGAATCAACATGTAATCCAAGGTGGTTAATATGCAAGATAAACAGCAAATGCAGGAACTTCTCATAGAGATGGACACTAAAATGTCCGAGCGTTCTTTCAAGTATTTCTTTGAAACTGTATTGGGTTTTCATTATTCTGACCATCATAAAAAATGGGATGAAGGTTTAACAAATGAAAGATATTATTGTGTTAAAGCATCTCGTGACCACGGTAAGTCTACATTATTTATGTCGTATGCATTATGGATTGCTGCTTTTAATCCGAAAACACACATCATGATTTTCAGTCACAGTCTTGAACAGACACTAGAACATATGCGTTTTATTCGTAACTGTATAGATATGGCTCCTTGTTTAAGACATCTAAAACCCACAGGAGGAAAACCTTGGGCTAAATCATATTTTGAATTTACAAATGGTAGTCGTATGATGGCTAAATCGGTAGGTGGGGCTACTCGTGGTTTCCATCCCGATGTAGTAGTATGTGACGATATTCTTTGGGGTAATACATCTTCTGAATTACAAAGAGCAGCAGATTGGTTTTATGCTGTTTTATTACCAGTACTCCACCACACAGCAAGATTGATGATGGTAGGAACTCCGTTTTCTTATAATGATTTATACGCAGAACTTGAACAAAAAGATGCTTTTCTTGTTGAAACATATCCTGCTATAAACGACAAAGGTGAAGCGTTGTGGCCTGAGCGTTGGGACTTAGAAGCACTAGACCAAAGACGAAATGCTATGCCAGCCATACAATTTGCTCGTGAATATTTATGTGAACCAATTCATGATGTAGCGAGTATGTTTCCTATGAATGTTCTTGAAAATGCAAGAGATAAAGATTTAGTTTTACTAGATAGGGCTGAAACAGAATTCGATGAAGAAGGTGAACCAGCGGGAGTATTTGGTCATCATTTCATAGGATGGGATACTGCTATTGCATCTGATAAAAATGCTGACTTTACTGCGATGACAGTTCTTCGTACTCCTCCTGATGATGATGTTAAACAAATTATAGGGATAGTGCATGAAAGAGGTATGTCTTCAATGGCTCAGAAAAAGAAAATAATATTGTTAAATAATAGATTTCAACCCGATTTAATAGAATTAGAAGGTAATAATTTTCAAAGAATGTTTGCGATGGAACTTCAAGATATTAGACAAGATATTCCAATTAGAACATTTATGACCACACGCACTCGAAAGGAAAGCCTCTTTATGAGTTTACTCATGGCCTTCGAGCAGGGGCAAATCAAAACTCCGTATGGAGATGAGAGGAGCCGTGAGTTTACACATAAGTTAGAAATGGAGTTAAACAGATTCGGAATGCAAAAAAATGGAAGGTTGGAAAGCGTGGGAACTCATGATGACTTGGCTATGTCTTTGGCGCTTGCTAATTGGGGTACAAAAGAGTTTAGAGGGTCTGTTATGTTACTAGATGATTATTTACCGGGTTTCGATGGATGGATATCGGGAACGGGCAAAGGCGGAGGATGGATGATACCATGAAAGAAAAAAAACTAGGCGGAAAGAAACACGGAATGGTGTTAATAATATCAGTTGGAAAGAAAGGTGGAAAAACTCCAACTAAAGTTTCTGACCCTGATACTAAAAAGAAAGCAAGCGTAGAAGATTTGTTACAAGAATCTGAAAGTATGAGAGGAGCAGGAGACTCTGTTAATGCACGTAGATTTGCCGATGTAGCATCTGCTATGCAAAGAGGGCCAGCATACGAGCAATCCGTAATTGATAGATACGGAACAGCGGCATCAAATATTTTAACACCCGAGGGCAAAGGTGAATATGCAAATTTATTGTATGATGAAGGAAGACAGTCTCCTGATTACATTGAGGCCAAGCGATTCCCTTCTAAGTTTAGTGCTAATGTTGGTGGAAGTGACCAACGTAGAGCATTTCTTCAAGCATTGAATGCATTACATCATGGAAAACAAAAAGTTGCTCAATTTAATACTCGTGGGCAAGATATGCTTCGACAGTTAAGAGAAGAAGACCCCACAAGTTTCTTCCTTGATAAAAAGAGAAGGGGAAAAGTAAGAGTAGATAAGGGGTACTAATATGTGGGCCTCTGCTATTCTTGATGATGATTTTGAGATTGTCAAAGAGGATAGTGTATCTTTAGAAGAAGAGGAAGTGGTCAAATATCAATTTCCTATTAACGGTGATGGTTGGTTTGAAACAACTTTAGGTTGTTCCGCTGATGTCTTCGTTAAAAGATTTAGAAAAGCGAGAAGGCATAATAAAGATGATAAAAGTGAAATTGACAGTTTTATAAAAGATATTAGAGCAATTAAATCTTTAGAAACAGAAATGACTTTACATAATTTATCTTGGGGAAAAGACTTGCACGATGTTATGAAACAATTAGGTTTAAGCGATAAAAAACTCAAAAGTCTGAGAAAATTTGGAGATACTAGACAAATATCTTTACTTCAGGCGTGTAATTTGTGGAAGGATGCAGAACGTACCTTAAAGATGCTAGACCAACATGAAGATGTGTGGGGTAAAGAAGAGGAACAGGCTTGGGCTACTGCTATGGGTAATAGGTCTGCTGCTAGAAAAATGTGGTCTACTACATTAAATCAAATAGATAAACTCACTAAAGCGGAATTAAATTATTTAGAGTTTGTAGTGAACGAACTAAAACAAAAAGGTCCTATGAGACCATCTGACATGAGAGTAAATTTACATGATGCTGGTCTACTGAAAAAATCATTTACAGATAGAAAGTTAACTGCTCTTCTAAATATGTATGGTGAAGAATTAGATATCATCAAAGGTGCGGAAAGAGGTACATATGTTTTGATTTCTACTCAAGGATTAATCATGAAAGATGTTTGGGCTTACAGTGCTGGTTTTTTAGATGCTGATGGTTACATCACCATAACAGAAAGAGGAGAACCTCGGGCTGGTATGATTGCCACTGGTGCTAGAGGTAAAATTCATTGTGAAGATTTGTATAAACATTTAGAATGTGGTGTTTTACAATTAGATAATAAAGTATACAAGGAATCTCAAAGAAGTCAACATAGGCTTCAATTTTATTCAAAAAACGATTTAAGAAAACTATTGAATGGTGTATCACCTCATTTAAAAATGAAATCAATGCAAGCAAAATGTGTTTTAGCGTATTTAGATGAAAAAGACCCTGTGAGAAAACAAGAAATAAAAAGATTAGTAAGATTCGAAAATTGGAAAGATGATGCTAAGAAATCTCGTGAGTTATTAGAAGGGTGGGGTATTGACGAAGATACTATAGGTAAATATAGAGAGGGATTATAATGGCTGAAGACGATGCAGGGGAAAGTAGGATTAGTAGATTCTTATCAGCATTGGCTAGTCCATTTAGAAGAAGAACAACTCCACAGCCTCAAATGCCTTTGTATACCACTGGTATTCAAGAGCCTGTTTTAGCACAAGGTATTACATTACCAGCATTGTATGCAGTCACACATGAAAATTTAATCCTCAGAACTGTTACATCTAAATTAAACCAAGAAATATTTAGACGTGGTTATTATTGGGAAAAGAAATTCCGAAAAAAATGTGTTGAATGTGAAGAAGAGTTTCAACACGATGTAGAGGAGTGCCCTTCATGTGGTGGGGAAGTAAGAGAGCCCAAAGTAGACGATGTAATATATGGTAAGTGGTTATTAAATCAAGAAAATTCTATGGAACAATCCTTTTTACAAGTATTATATGAAATAGAAAGAGATTTGAACATTGTAGACGATGCTTTCTTAATATTAATCAAGGAGTATTATGTAGACGAAGAAACAGGAGAAATTCAATTTTATCGTATCAAGGAAATAGTTAGGGGAGACCCTATATTTATGCGTATTATTGCCGATAAACGTGGAGTTAGAGGTGGAAGATATCGAATCTGTAGATTACATAGAGACCAAGTGGCTTATCCCGGTCAAGATAACGCTTGTCCTACTTGTGGGGCAGAAATGGTAGATGCTCATTATGTTAATATGGCTGGTTCGGGTAAAAATCAATATTTCACAAAAGGAGAAGTTTTACATATTTCTAAATATAATCCAAGTAAATTGTATGGTAAAAGCCCCGTCAATACATTATGGAGACAAGCCATGACGTTAACTGCTATGGATAATTATATGTACACAGCATATCAAAAACGTAGAAGTCCCAAAGGTATAATTTCAGTAACCACTGATAATTTAGAATCAATGAAATCTTTTTGGAAGGGTGTTGATGAAAAACTTGAAAGAGACCCGCATTATATTCCTAAAGTTGGTATTGAAAGTCAAACTGGCCGTGGAGGAGTTAATTGGATTAAATTTATGGATACTCTCGAAGAAATGCAATATATCGCTGTTCGTGATGAAATAAGAAATAGAATAGCAGCATTCTTTGGTGTATCATCTATCTTTATGATTGATAATGGTAAATCGGGTGGGTTAAATAATGAAGGTTTACAAATTCTTGTGACCAATAGAGCGGTTGAGTTCGGACAGAAAGTTTACACTGAAGTTTTATTCCCTCGTCTTTTAAGAGAAATGGGTATTAGTGATTGGAAAATTACATTGTATCCAAACGAAGAAGAAGATGAAATTACAAGACTGCGCCGTGATGAAATGGAAGTTAACTTAGCACAAAGAATGCAAATGCTTGGGTATAAACCTGAATTAATGGAAGAAGGCGAAAGAGATGTCAGGTTTACTTACAAAAAAATAGATGAGCAAGCGCAACAACCACAAGCACAACCGCAAATGCCCATGAGAGGTGGTATGCCTATGGGAGGCGGTATGCCTCCGAATGCACCGGGTGGTAGAAGTGCAGTTCCACCGGGTATGGGTATGGGTATGGGAGCGATGCCTCCTTCGCAACCGGGCGGAGAAGGTCAAGGAATTAGAACTCCAAGAAGTCCAGCAAGGCCACAACAAAGAAGTACGGGTGGTATAGGTTCTCCTATTTCTAACGTTCAACAAAGAGGTTTGCCACCCACGATACCGCAACAAAATTCACAAGCATTGATGGATTCAAGAAGGTTACGAGGTGCGTAACTATAATTAGAGCGATATGCTTGGGAGTTATAAGGTGAGACAAATGGACTTACAAAAAATGCATCCTATGGCCCGTAAATTAGGGGTACATACAGAGGAATTTACAAAGGCATTAGAAAACGATGATGTCATGGTTGCACAGCAACATTTGAACGAAATTAAAAAGTTTGCAGAATTCCTTTCTGATGATATTTTTATTGCTATTAAAAAAGCAGAAGAACAAGTAACACATGCACATCAAAGTCATGTAAATGGTGTTGTATTACGAAAAATGAATGAAACTGGTGCTAAATTTGACTCTGCTCAAAGAGACCGTGTTTTACCCGGTGTCATCATTCCTGCTAGAACAGGCGGTGGAATGAGAAAACACAGTGGTACTTTTGGTCGTTATTCTAACTAGGTGATTCAATGAGTGAAGACACATCTGTTACGGAGCGTCTAATGAACACATTAATTTCAAAAATGGAATCTATGGATTCTGACTTACAAGTAATAAAAAATGAAAATCAAAAATTACGTTCTATGATTAACAACCCTGCTACTTTACTACGTAAAGCAGGATTCGTATCGGCGGTTACACCTCTCAGTGAAGATGTTTCTAACGATGCTTTTAGAGGAGAAGAGGACTTATTAATTAAAGGACAACCGAGTTATTCGAATGAAGAAATTCATCTTATGAGTTGGGAAGAAATACACGAAATGGCTGAACAAGCCAAATCCACAGAGGAGGTAAAAGCATGAAACCAATATCATCACCAATAAGTAAAGAAGCACTAGACCTAATGAACAAAGCACAATTTATGATTGAACGTATCGATACAATCGAAAAGAAATTAGAAATGGTTGAACACGAAGGAAAGCAAGTTCCCGCTTTCGCTGCTGATGGTAGGGGTAAAAAAGACTTGAAAGAAAAGGGAGAAGGTAGCAAGAAGTGCCCATCTTGTAAAGTAAACAAAATGCATTGTCACTGTGGTGGAAGAATAGAGAAGGCAAAAAAATGTCCTGAGTGTGGAGAAGGAATGAATAAAATGGGATGCATGAAAATGGGCTGTAAGATGTACAGTGGTAAAATGGAAAAAGCACAACCTGAATATACTACATCCTACAACACAAATCCTCAAGAAAATATGTTTGTAGTAGAATCAGGTGGACAAACAAGAAGTGCTTATTATACAACAAATCAACATTTATTAGATAGCCAAGACGTTGCTAATAAAGGTGCCTCGTCTTCATCTGTAAATTTACAAACTTTAGCATCACAAATGAATCCACACGAAGGTGGCGGTGCAGATAGGTTAGATGTAGAAGGTAAAATTAGTAAGTCAGATAATTCACCTTATTAGGGGTGAATAAAATGCGAGAAGATGCTATAGATGTCTATAAAAGACACAGGTATGATTTAATAAAATCTATTTACGATGGATTAGATTTTGAAAATAATGTAGCATATTATAACTTAGCATTAGAAAACCTAGAAAGACAAGGCTATGGTAATTTTGATAACACTTGGGAAGATTTAGTTTGTAAAGCAGTTTCTAAATCTAAAGCAGATTTTGAAGCAGGAGATGAATTACGAATTGCTCCTAATCAAGTATGGGATGGTAGAGGAATAGAAAGAAAAATACACGAAATGAGCGGTAGTAAACCTTCTTTTGAAAATGTAGAGGGTGGTCATTATAATGATGCTAATAATTGGCATGAATTACATGACCCTTTATTGATTAAAAATATAGTAACGGGTAGAACCGCTAGAGATGAAATGTTGTATAGTTTTTATTTACCCCGCTCACCGGGTGAAAAAAGTTTAGCGGAGGAATATGCTGAAATAGAAAAAAACCATGAAAATCATCATACCAATAAACAAAACCCTTTTTACACAGGTATATTTACAATTAATAAAGTAAAAAAATATCCTTACTCGGGTAAAATAGGTAAATCTTTACATGAAATATACAATCAACATTTTAACAATTGGAAAGAAAATCCTGATAACAAAGAACAAGTAGAAGAGATAAAAGAAAAATATTCAAACGAGGATATACAAGATTTAGAATTAAGAAAGGCACATTTTGACCACACCCGTATAAATGAATGGGAATCAGATGAAACTCATTTTCAAATCGACCCTTTAGAAACTCTCTCTGATAAAGAAAAAGTAGAATTAGCACTAGAGGGTGGTGGAGATTTTCCGCCTGAATATTATCAAAAAAAACCTGTTAAAAAGGGATTAGGCTTCGAAGACTATTTACACGGTTTAGAATTTAGAGACCCTAAAGAAAGATATGAAATTCATAAACACCTACATGAAAAAGGTAGTGATTCTAACGAGGCTCAGATTATTAAATTATCTAACGGAGAGCGTGTCAATATAGGTAGGATTAAAAACGATACAAAAATGAGGCTTCAAGCGATTAAGAATCATTATACAAGAGATGAAGGTAAACACGGCCCTAATATGAACACCACAGTTGAGGATATAGATAAAGATGTAGAAGGTGGGATGGATGCTCACACTCGGTATGTTTTAAAAGATGTTATAATGGAACACCCCGAGTATGCTAATTTATTAGGTAAAACTAATCAATTACTGGGATTTAAAGACCACAGTAAAAGAATTAAAAATTTGGAAGAGCAACTAAAAAGTAAATCATTATCCCCCAACGAGGAATATGACGCTGAAAAAGAATTAAGAGATTTAAAACAGGAACATGGCCTAGAACATTTACCTGCTATGGATAAAAGTTCAGTAAAAAAATACGGTGGACCTACGAGTTTTAGAGATAAAGATTCTGATAGTAATAATAATCAATTGAGTATAGATGATTTTAAAAGATTTTTAGGTTATGACTCTGAGACAAACGATGTATTGGGCGAACACGACTTATTCACTAATTTTAAAGAGCCTTTATTGAGTCAAGAACATTTGAAAGAGATACTTGATTCTGCTAGTAAGAAAGCGGGCTCTTTGGGTATGGCTAAACCGATTAGAAATGCTCACAATCAAATATTCGGTGGTTCTAATGGACCTAAGGAAGAAGATATACCTGATGATGAAAAACATCTTTGGAGAATTAAAGACGGTCAAAGAGTTGGTTTAGGAGAGGCTTTCGAAAATGCTCATCATTTTTTAGGGGGGCATGGTAGAAATTGGGCTAATGGTTTAAAAAATTGGCATGATACTTTACCTAAAAATAAAGATGGTTTTAGTATTCTAGGTAGAGTTAACGCCGATGACCCAAGAGGGATGTTTGAAGGTAACCCCGAAACAATTGGTTTGTTCGGACACGTAATACCCGAAGAACAAACAAAAGGTGATATTCTAAGATATTCCAACCCTAAAAGTATAATATCTCAATATAATCACTCTAGTCCTGTAGATTTAGTAAATGGTAAAGCGACAGGTAGACCTCGAACTTTAAAGAACAACACAACACATGGTATGACCTCTAAATTCCCACGTTGGTCGAACAAGGTTGCTAACTGGGGTGATGGTGATTTTCAAAATTTTACTGGTGTCAAAGATAAAAGAGGAGCCGTACGGAGGGGTATTGATGGCAATACAGTTGGAACCTATTTCAGCACAAACCCTTTAACCGCAATAGGGAGTAAAGGAAGGCCACTTGCTAACACTGAAAATAAAGCAAGAATTGCTTTTAGAAGAATAACCACTCTTGGTAGACATCATCCTCCCCATAAACCATTTTCTAAAAAATATTTAAAATACAGTGATTATGATAAGCATCCCGATAATTTAGCACATGGGGATAGTGTCTTAGAATATAGATTAGGACAAGGTCATACTGCTGGTACAAAAGGAACTGCTGAAAGAAGTAAAAGGAGAGAGGTCGGATTTACTGATGCTGAAATAGAAAGAATGACAGTTTTAGACGAAATAATTAACAATGGTAAAAAGCCTGATACAGCCCTTCCTAGTGGTAACACAGTGGTGGGTGAAAAATTATCAGAAGAAGAATTAAAGAAATTCAAAGAAGAATTAGAATACCTTGAACAGAAAAAACAATTAAAAGAAATTCAATCTCTTCAACCCGATAGTGCTAAAGAACATCGAATGCAACGTGAAATCGAAAAGGCAGAAATTGCAGATTTAAATGCTATAACAGAAATGGCTAAACTACTAGCGCCTTTAGCATTAGAAAAAGACCCTGATGCTTTTAACCCCGATAATCCTCAAAAATTTAGTGATAATGTTGCTAGATTATTTTACGATGCTAACCGTGGATTGAAGATATTACCACATGATTATCATAAACTCACCACATATGGTTATAATGGTGATTATAAAGAAAGGGATAAAAGTATATCTGAAGGTTTAGAAGGCGTCAATCCTCATCACACATTACAAAAAGTGTTACAACACATGGGTGTAGAAATAGACCCCGATTCTGTTAGTAGTAATGAGGGTGTTGAAACCATTCTTTCTGCTCTTAATTTACCTAACGATAATATTCATATCAAGCATATCAGAGAATTAGCAGACAAATATTCTGATAGACCATTCAGAGTTTTAACTAATGCTCAAATTATGAGCACGGGGTTACCTATACATCCTAGACAAAATTTTTCTGAATATACCGAAATTGAAAATCATCATGAACATATAGATGGTTTATACGATAAATTTGATGAAAAGAGAAAAGAGCAGTTAGAAGGCATGGATGAGGATGAAAGAAGAAGATTCATGAACAGAAAAAGTAGCAAAGGTGGGTTTGCTCAAAGTAAATATTTCAAAGATATTTCTATGATTCCACATTTTTTACGTAATGCTGTTAAAAATCAGTTTGAGCCTTACGGTTTATCTTTTCATGGTTTTGACGAAAACACATTTGCTAGGGATAAAATAAAAGGCACAGGAGAAAAGGGTGAAATTAAAACACCTATTAAACAGGCAAAAGCGCACGCACACGGTATGGTTGTATTGAATCCTGATGCGGTTACTGAGACAGATAACGTTGTGATGGAAGGCTCGATGGTAAATAAACCCAAATTTATGGATAATGTACCAATAGGGCCCGCCAATAGAGCAGACTCTAGTGCCACCGTGGGGGCTTACTATAATGGTGGTATGATGAATACGGGATATGGTGGTAGAGTTCCCACTATAGGATTTGAATTCAGTGGGGGTAAACCAGTGGTGGGCACTCAACAGTTTGAGCAGTTTTTACATACTCCTTCTCAAGAACAAATGGAAGATGTATTTGGAAAAGACGCAGTAAATCAATTTTTATCATCAGGTTTCGAAGCACCCATAATTACAACTAATTATTATGGACCTGATGTTATGGGTGAATCTAGGCATGATATCGGAGTTGATAGTAGTACTGGAAGCATTTCAACTGACATATCAACTAGCGACCCCAGTGAAACATTAATGGTGATGATGAACCCTGATGCTTTGTTAAAAACAGATAAAACAAAGCCTCCACCTATATTACCTATGCATAGAATCTTTACAACAAAAGATTTTGAGTGCTTAAGAGGTTTTAGCGGAGGATGGGTGGTAACCCATTATTATGATGGTCAAAGAATGTTAATAGAAAAGAAAAGATACAAAATCTCTGCTCATGATGAAAACGGGAATGATGTATCTTTATCGGGCGAGGATATCAAACAACTAAAAGCACTATGTGAAAGAAATTATATCGTGGACGCTATCAAAACTAAAGATGAAATACATATTTTTGATATCATAGAATATGATGGTACAACGGTTGCTGATATGGCTACGTCTGAAAGGCTTAAAATTTTAAGGGGACAATTCGATAGTCATGAGCATGTATTAGTCCCCGGTCCACATAATACCCGTATTACAGACGAGGAAGGTTTAGATTTAATTGTTACAGATTTACAAAAAACATATCCTCAATTATTACTTAGAGATATTAAATCTACTTACATGAAAGGAGAAAGAAGACACCCTAAATGGTTCTTACTGAGAAAAAATAAAGATATATCTTTCATTATATTAGATGTTAGAGGTAAAGGACCTTACACTTATAGATTAGGAGCGGGACCCGTTGATGAAGATAATCTCGGAAACAGAGGTGTAGAATATGAAGATGATTTTTATCTTGATGTGGGTACTGTAAAAAGTCCTAAACCTTTCCAAGAGGGGGATATAATATCTGTATCTGTATCAGGTGTTAAAGAGAAAAAGAAAAATGGTCGAGTAATTTATGATGTTACTATGTCTAAAATTAAAGGAGAAAGTGATATTGAAAGTCCTGCTAGTTTAGAAACTTTAGGATTACTCGCTAAATCACACCCAGTCATACAAGTTCCTTACGACTTAGAAATAGATGGTAATAAACTTAAAATTTCATTTAATGAAATAGATGATGTTGTGTATAAAATGGACGAGGTACAATCGGGTACATGGATTCATTCTCCTCGTTCCGCTTTAGGCGATTTAAAGAAAAATAACTATTCTATGAGATTAGCAGAAAGTCTTAGACCCGTGTGGTCAACCGCTGTTGCTTTATTAAGAAAAGGAGTAACCAGTAAGCCACGCTCTATGGCAGAGGAAAAGAATAGAAAACAGTCAGAAGATAACTCAGCGGGTATCATAGACGCCGATGCCGAAGATAATGTTATGAAACCTAAAGATGAAGAGAAACTAAAAACTATGGTTAAGGCTTTAGAAAAAATAGTTGATTTATTCGATAGAGTTGAAAAAGAACAGATGTTCAATACCACAGGTGCCCGTGGGTTAGGTATAGATGTGGGGGCACAAATAGAGTCCCCTAGAGGCCCCACGGAACTCACCGCAGAACAAAGTATGCCTGACTGGGACATGTTAGACCGCCCAACCGAAGACCCCGAGAAAGAGTACCCTCATATGAAAAATAAGAAAAAGAAAGATAAAAATGCAGAGCAGTCTAGCGTTTAGGAATAAAAATAAAAGGAGAGTCAATGCCGCTTTATTAATATAGGTAAACAAGCGAACAGGTGACTAGTGTGCTTCGACAAACCAGTGCAGATAGCAATATCCAATTGCTTAAATCTAGTAATGACCTCATTGTCGCAGGATATGCCTCAGTGGAGTTAGTAGATAAACAAGGAGATATGATAACCCGCAAAGCGTTAAAAGAAGCATTCAAAAAATACATGGAGGAACCAAAATACCGAAACGTGCAACTAGCGCATTCAAATATACAAGTCGGTGAAGTGATTCCAAGTTATACAGATAGTGAAGGGAGGTTATGGAAGAGCGAAGTTGATGACGCAGGAATGTTTGTCGTTGTTAATCTTAGAACTGATATTGAAAAGGCTAGAGAAGTCGCAGCAGAAATCAGAAAAGGAAGTCTAAGAGGATTCAGCATAGGAGGACAAGCATTCAAGCGGGTAAGAAAAAGTGATGCAAAACACGGAGATTACCAAGAAATAAGCAAACTCGAACTTCACGAAATCACAATCTGCGAAAAAGGGATAAATCCCGAAGCAACATTTAGAATACTAAAAGAAGATAAAAAAAACAATAAGGTGAAAAAAATGACTGATGATGTAATGGAACAAATGACAGACGTATTAAGTCGTCTTGAAGGTCGATTAGACTCCATGGAAAAAGGAGAAATCCCCGAGGGCTTGAAAAGGCACCAAATGGATAAAAAGAAAGGCAAGAAAGAAGGCGAAGAAACAGAAACAACAGAAACAACAGACGATAAAATGGACAAAGGTGTTCATGCTATGGACGATGATAAAAAGAATAAAGATGACAAAAAGAAATCTGATGAATATTCTGACGTTATCACATCCGAATATCTTGACTGGATGGAAAACACTCTAAAAGGAGCAGGAGTAGACATAGATGGTGCAAGAAACCACTTTGATGACCTTGCTAAAGCAAATTTAGGGTCTTCTCCTGAATCAATTGGAGATGGAGGAAGTTACTTCGCTGGACAAGCACCCGGACGTGTTCAAGAAGGTGGTAACCCTTCAGTAAACGCTGTTGGTAAATTAAACAGTGGAAAAGGTAAAAAAGATGGAGCAGTAGAAAAATCACAATTCTTAGTACCAAGTGATGTAGACGGTTCTCAAATAGAGAATGCATATGAAGTTTACAAAGCAGCAAAAAGAGAAGAGGAATTCCGTGCTACATTAGAAAAACAATTCGAAGGTAGATACCACCAAGAAATCACACAAGAATATCAACAAGCAGAAGCAGCAGCATTCGATGCTCGTGGACCACTTGGTGAAATTCAAAAAGCAATTAGTTCATTATCAGAAAGAATCGATAACATTGGTTCTGATGAAAGTGTAACACTCCAAAAATCAGTAGGAGTACCTACAAGCGATGTTGTAGTACCATCAACACCTGATATGGCAAACATGTCTTGGGAAGAAGTACACCAATTAGCAGGTAGTGTTTTTAGAGGAGATTAAATTAAATAAAGGAGATGAAAAATATGGCAAGAAATTACGTAAGAACAGTAACAGATATGGAGCGTTATTATTATGGCGCTGGAAATGCAATGGGCTACACATACACTGGTAGCGAGTTGTTAAAAGCAGACTCACCAATGATGTCTACAACTGCTGGTACATACCAAGCAATTTATGGACGAAAAGTGTGGTCTCAATTAAACCAAGAATTTAATGCATTCAGCATTCTACCTAAGAAACCTTGGGATAGAAGTGGATGGAGAGTAATCACTGCAAAACCTAATGCAGGTACATTACATGGTGGAGTAGCAGAAAACGCAACACTACCTGAAACAGTGAAACCAACTTTCCAACATGTAGCAGCAAAACCAAAAACAATTGCTCACACATTTGATATGTCAGAAACTGCAATCTTCCTTGCTGATAAGGATGATGGTATGGGAGACATCCGTTCAGTATTAAAAGAAGAAATGGGTAAACACCACGCAGAAATGATTAACAAAATGTTATTAACAGATACAGATACACCAGCAGGTAACAACTATGAATCACTTGACAGAATCACAGCAGCATTCCTTGCTGACGCTAATGCAAAAACTGGTATGGATAATCTCCACAGTGATTTAAGTGCTGATACAGACTTAGATATCTACAGTATTAGCAGAAGTGCAAACTCTTGGTCAAATGCAGAATTGAGTAATAATGTTGTAAGTAATACAGCAACTGATAGAGTTCTTTCATTAGACCACTTAGATGATTTATTCCAAAGAGTTTGGGAACGTGGAGGTAATCCAAAAGTTATCTTAACAGGATATGACACTTTAATGAGATTACAACAATTACTACAATCCCAACAAAGATTTATGGAAGAAAAGAGAGTAACACCTACATACAATGGAGTAAAGGGTGTACCGGGTATTGAAGCAGGATTTATCGTTGCTACATATAACGGAGTACCAATCATTCCTTCCAAGGATGTACAAAAAGATACTCTAAGTAGAATGTACTTATTAGACACAGATTACATGTACTTCAGCACAGCAATTCCAACACAATACTTTGAAAGCGGAATTGAAACTGGTGACCCATTCGCAATTAACAGACTAGGTCAAGAAGGACTTTACAGAACAATGGGAGAAGTATGGACAACTTTCTTTGGAGCACAAGGACAAATCCGTTCTTTGAAATGAATAAAATGGAGAAAAAATAAAGGAGATGAAAAAATATGGCAGAACAATTAACAGCAACAGCAGCAGGCGGCTCATTGACAGCCGCAGTAACAGGCGCTTGGGAACTCAGAGCGGGTTCACAAGACACAACTGAATATTTAGATGGAGCAGCAGACGTAACTTATCCGGGCGGTGGTCCGGGAACATTCAATGCTTCCAACAGCGATGGTGCAAACGGGTATGACCCGGCACCCAAAATGGCTATCCTAACTCTAGGAGCAATCGCAGACAGCAACACAGTAACGCTTGCAGGTGGCATCAGTGCAATCACAGGAGCGTTTATGACGACCTTTACTGCTAACAACGGTCAGACCGCAGGTCTTTCTTTCAGCGGAAAAGTCATCACACTAGAAGCAACTGGTTCAGTAACTAGCGGACAAGTGCTGGTATTCTACAGTTGAGGTGGCTCTTTGTGCCCACAGTAACTTACAGGGGTAAGTCATACTCAGTTAGATGCATAGACCCTTCTCATCCTGAATTTATCAGGGGAGAAAAAAGGGAAGTCACTACAGCATGGGTTGACCAATGGGGTCATAGACTAGGAGACAATTTCACCATTGAGGGATACGAAAAACCAACAGAAACTAAAGATTTAGGTAATGACGGAATTCCTGACGAAGGATGGTCAAGAAAAGATATTCTTGCTTGGTTAGCCAAGTATGATATAAAACCGAATGGTTATGCAACTAAATCTAAATTACTAGAATTAGTAGCAACAGTTATGAGTCCCGATGGTGTCGCAGAGACTGACGAACTCATAGCAGACTCAAAAGAACAAGAAAAAGGAGATGAATAATAATGGCATTTAGCAGTACAACAGACACAAGAACGCACGTATTAGGTGACCTGATGATGGTTACCGGAGATTGGAACGCAGCAAGCGTAAACACAGGACCTATCGTAACTGGTTTATCAGAAATACTTGCTTGTGGAGTCATGGGCGACACATATGCAGATGTAACTGGTGGTGGAGTAGATGGTGCATTCGCAATCGTAGCGGACGCAACACCCGGTACAATTACAGTTGATTGTGTAGCCAATAATACTGGTTCATGGTGGGCATTAGGTAAGCGCTAATCAGGAGCGTGACCTAAATGGCTAAATCAGTTACAATACTTGGACCCTATCAACCTAAGTTGTTTAGTGCAGATAGTGACATCACAGCGATAGAAACTGCTATTAGCAGCGCTATTGCATCTAACACATGTGTATCTTGTGACCCACATATGATTCTAGGTAATGTATTTATCTTTGTTACAACGAGTTAATGAGAGTGAGGGGAATGAATGGCGCTCGACTTTCGAACAATTGATGCTGAAGACATAGAAAGGTTTCAGAAACAAAGTATACGTAGTGATATTCAATATGATGTATCTTCTGTTTTAAACACAGAAAAACCTCTTGCTGGTATAACCAATGAGCAACGTAATCGTAACTCCTCAGCGGGAGATGTTTTAAACATAGGTGCTGGCACACGTTGTAAACACTGTGGTATGCTCCACTTTTTATGGGTGGAGAACTGCGGTGCTTGTAATAAACCGATGGAATATAATCTAGGACACAGAGACGAGGAGAATAGGGATTGATATGCCAATAGTATTTAGTCCGGGTGAAGGAGAAACAAGACCTTTGTATCCTAATGAAATAGTATACACTAGTGCTCAAAAGGTAGCAGATTATCTCAATATTGGCCCTAGTGAAGCAGTATTGGTTAGTGCTGATACTGAAGCAGATAGAGTATATGTTACAGGTGCAGACTATCGTGATATAGGATTTAGTGTAGGAGATGTTCTTCTTATCTATAGTGATGCTCAAGCGATGGGAGTAGAGAAGACAATTACAGCAGTTGCTGAAGGAGGCTCTAATGGTGTTGCTTTATATTTCACTGGTGATAATATATCCAATGTTACTGATTTTCAAGCAGCGGATAATACATATGTTCAAAATACAGCCTCATTTACTAATGGTAGAACTAGAGGTTTAACGAAAAGTAAGGTAGAAACCCGTATTAAAGAAATACAGGACCGTATAGACAATATTACACACAACGCTTGGAGACCATACATAGTGCAAGCAGAATATATTAACTTCGATACATATAAGCCATATAGAAGGCGATATTATACTGATTATGTGGGTACTACCCCCCTATTGTTTAGGAACGTTCAGCAAATGTTGCGTATAGAATTATGGCAAGGAGACGATTATAGAGAGATATGTGGTGCTGAAGCACGTATATCAATACCCGAAGATGTAAGAGCAATCAGTGGTTCTATAGTTGTATCACCGGGAAATGGAAGTGCTGGTGTACTCACAGCGGGCACGAGTACTACACAATGGAGAGCAGATTTTGATGCTACTACAACTGCTCAAAATCTTGCTGACCTTGTCAACAAAGAAGATAGAGTAAGTAAGGCGGCAGTGGAGTTTTCTCCCACGTTTACCTTAGAGGGCTCAACTTCGAATGTTGCCGTCAATAATGAATTCTTAGCAAGTGCTAACTCTGATTACGGAACTGGTATAGTGAAAATTAGTAGTATGAGAGCAGTCAAAGCGGGAGAAACATGTTCTATAGTTACTACTGATAGTAGCATCGGTATATCTCAAACATCATCGCACAGCACAACATTTAGTAGCCTTGCATCTACAACTATTAATGTTACTTCCACAAGTGGTTTCGCTAAGGCCGGTGTCTGTGTAGATACTAGTGGAGATGTGTTTAGATACACAGGTGTAACTGACACATCATTCACAGGATGTGCCATTGTAGTTGGTAGTGGTTTATCCGACATTGGTGGGACTATAACTCAAGAAACTTTACAAGTTGATTTACAAGGCGGTAGCGCAAGTGGAGACAATGCTCGTCTGAAAGACTGGTGGTTAGACCACGAAGTAGGTATAGTATACTTCAACAATTCATATCCTTTCTTTGAATGGAATGCTGTAAAAGTAGCGTATGTATATGGTGAAAGATATTTAGATAAAGCAATAGAAGAAATCGCCACTAAGATGACTTGTATCGATTTATTGATGTCAGATGACCGTAGTGTCCTGATTCCCGAAGGAACACAGAATGTTGATTTAACATCTAAAATACAACTTTTACAATCCGAAGTTGACCGATTATTACCTCGGTATATAGAAATGGTAATATTTGAGTGATTGAAATGGTACTAACAGAATTCGATGAATTGATGAACGAAATCATTGAAGAGTACAAGAAGCCAAAAAATCAAGAGAAAATCCAAGAGGCTGTTAAAAGCAGTCCTCCTTCATATAGAGAGAAAGTGGAGAGAGAAGAATTAAGATTCAATGGGATAGAAGAAACTCAAGATGGTTATAGATACACAAAGGGCAACGGCTCACCATCAGAGGGAGAGATAGATTCTGTCTTTCAAAGAGTAGACGCACGTATGTTACGTGAATCTCCTCTATTAATAGAACAAAAATTAAAATTCTCGGGGGGAGTTATTATACCTGATATGACTAGGTATGACAAAATGAATCTCCCCATTAGTGCATTCATGTAGGTGATATTATGGTAGCAACGTTTTCAGAAGGTATAGATTCCGTAATATCAGTCTTATCGGATTGGAATAGAGGTAACACAAACAACATAAAACCCATTATCCAAGACATAGCATCCGTGGGACCCGAGAGAGGAAAGAGGCTAGATTTATCAAGACATGATTTTATTTTAGTCTTTGAAACAGCACATAATGAAGAAACACCTGAGTTACTCTATGATTTTGTAACTACTAGATTAAATATTACAGTCGATTGTCGTACAGCAAAAACCCGTGAACATCTAAAAAAGATGGAAAATGAGATAAGGAGACTTATTCATGTGAAGCGAAAAGGTGATGGTACGAATTTCGATAGATTAGTTTTCAAAACTAGAACAGACCTATCTGACCGAACTAAAAGGTTATTTAGAATGACATTTCAGATAGAGGTTGTTATATTCGCAGAACTAATCCCATGAGGTGAGCCGACATGCCAAGTACAGTATATAAGGGAGATTTAGCCGATGTTTCATTCGGCCACGAGACAGGAATAGTATTAATAGATGGATTCGCAAATGACCAAGGAACTTTTAGTTTTGAACATGAAACGTTGAATTCAGCAGACAACAATAGTATAATAAGATTATTTGGTGGATTTTCTACAGGTCCTGTGACCGATGGAGTTATAAATTTACCTGCTGGTATGTTAATAGGTTGTAAATTATCTATTAGATGTGGTACAGGTGGTAATTTCACAGACGATGATTCAAATACCACGGGTAGAATTTACACTATAATAGACCATGAAGGGGATGAAATCACTGTCACACCTGCATTAAAAGAGGCTGAAGGTACAGTGTCAGCGGGAGGTAGTGGTACTGACCTTGGAGCAGGAGATGCTTTAATTATTCACGGATTTGGTTGTCCTACATTTGATACAAATAATACTCATAAAGGTAATTCAGCAATTAATTCAGAAAGCGCTCTTACAGACCAATTTTTAGGTTTAACATCCGCTTTAACATTACCTGAAACTAAAGTAGATTTGAAAAGATATCATGTAGTTGGTTTAGGGAGAGATATTGCTGTACAAGCACCGGGTAGATTTACCAATGAAGGTGGGTCTTTTGAAGTTAATATGCACAATCCTAGATGGTTATATTATTGTCTAGGTATGGAGGCAGTTGATATAGGTAGTGAATATGACAGCACATGCACTGAAAGTGATTATCTTTTAGATGGTGCTACTTCAGCGGGTGCTACTTACATAGTTGTAGATGAAACATCAGGTACTAACGCACCTACTTTTACAGGAGGTAGTTCCACCGCAGTAACAGTGGGAGATTATGTGGTTATTAATGATACAGACGCAGTTGATATTATTTCCTATAAAGGTTCATCAGACGCCACAGCAAGTAGATTTGGTCATTCAGATGCATCTGACCCCGCCACTAAATATATTGATGCTACTCAAAAAGGTGAAATAAGAAGAATTGCTGCTTTTAAACATAATGGTTCACACACCTATATTTGGTTAGACGATGCTTTATGCTTCTCTCATGCCGATAACACACCAATAGAATTTGTTAGATTTAGAGAAGATAGTACACTCGGTAGTCCTGATAGAGCGAGCACTGGTGCTTTAACCAATGGGGTAACTCGACTATTATATTCAAGAAGTACTGTTCCATCTTTTGCTATCGAAGTAAGTATTAGAAGAACAGATGTGGACGGTGGTGATTTAGATGTGGTAGATGGAGGAACTTCTGATTCTAAACAACTCACTCGTGTATTCAGAGGATGTAAAGTAAAAGACTTTAATTTAACAACAGACACAGATGCTGCTTTGAGATTAACTGTAAATTACGATGCGGCTTTCTGTTATACAGATACAGGTAGATTAGTAACTACAAGTAGTTTTACTGATAGCACTTGTGATTATAATAACGACCCTACTATAACACACAATGCTAACGCTAATATCGTTAAAGGTTTAGCAGTAAGCGGCACAGGTATACCAGCGAATGCTTACATCGCATCTATAACTAACTCAACTACGTTTGAATTAAGTGAATCAACAACTGGTGGTAGTGTTACTAACGGAACACTGACTTTTTCTAAGACTTCAGCGGATAGATATAATCCTCATCGTATGTTTGAAGACACGGCAAATACGGCTGTTAAACGTAAAGAAGCAGGTGTCGCCGTAGGCACTCAAAAACCATATATGTTTTACAATGGTCAAATTACTTTAGGTGGAGTTAATGTCGCACAAGTGGTATCTTTTAATTTATCAGGTAGTACAGGAGTTACCCAATATTACACAATCAATGGTACTAACACAGTAGATGCGGCAACAGACCAAGTTCCTTTTACTGGTAGTAGAAATCCATCATTATCGGTTGAAGGTAAAACAGAGTACTCATTGGATATGGAAATCATAGTTGATGACCCATTATTCTATCATAAAATGCGTAGAGCAGTAGGACACGATTCATCTGTAACATTAGGAGACCAAATTAGATTATCATTCACTAAATCAGGAACGGCGGCTACTCGTGAAACATTAGATATTCAAATTGATGATTATGTTATCACAGAAGCACCATTACAAATTCCTGAAGATAAAGGACCTATACGAAGTCCATTAAAGATTTTACCAAAAGGAATTAAAGTAATTTCAACAGATACACTATTCCATTGTTAGGTGATTAAATGAGTAGAATAAATGTAAATAAACATCGCAGACTAAGCACAAAAGATTACGCTTTATGGTTCGCATCACAAGTTGATGTGACATTAACATTAGAAGATTTACCTTATATCGTAGATGATAGAAATCGTAAAGTTATTGAAGAAAGAGTGCTTGCTAAACTAAAACCTGTTGAAGAAGTAGTTGAAGAAGTAGTTGAAGAAGTAGTTGAAGAAGTAGTTGAAGAAGTTATAGAAACTCCTGAGGACATACCTGATAGTGAAGAATTTCCTACAGATTTAACATATGATTCTATGACATTAAAAGAATTAAAAGAAGAATGTAAAACTCGTGGATTACCCACTAGTGGTACAAAGTCAGAATTAGCGCTAAGACTAAAGCGTGATGACGAAGGCATATCAGAGTCAGTAGCGGAGACACCGGCCCCCGATGAAGAATCGGCTGTCGAAGAACCGCTGGATACCCCCGATGAAGAATCGGCTGTAACCAAGGTGAATGAAGATGACAACAACGATATTAACGGACAAGAACAGGATATTAAGAAAGAATAACGATACTAAACACACGGTCAGGGTAGACCCTGAAGACGATAGTTTAGTGATGGATGTGTGGATAAAAGATACATCCTTCCTCGACATACAAAAGGCAGCACAAGAAATGTTTAATGTGGGTGCCGATGGTAATGTCAGTTTAAATCTCGAAGGATATTGGCGTTTTGCTTTTAACACTTGGATTACAAAAACAGACCCTCTGTTAACAAAAGATGAATTATTAAATTTAAAAGGATTCGCAGGAGAATCCATATCAAAATTATTACCTAGCCCTGATGAACTTGCGAAGGCGATGCAGGGGGGGTTTATGAGCGACAGCAAGTGATGATAGAAGATTTTCTACATCGCAACGTTGTCGCAACCCCGCAGGACATAGAGATACAATTACAATTATGGAGTTACATGGTGGCAAAACATTTCAACATATCATTAAAGGAAGTACAAGAGATGACACCCGAAACTTTTCAACAATCTTTAGCATGGACTCTTGTTGGAAACAACCAAGAAAAGAAAGAGAGAGATGTTCAAAAACAGAAAAATAAAAGCGGTGGGAACGAAACCGTACCATTAGATTATAACTGGTTACAGAATGAGGAGTTCTAATGGCAGTAGCAGGTGTAATTGGTGCTCTGTCCAGCGCAGGACAAATGACTAGTGCTTTGTCATCAGCATTCAAAGCATTAACTCAAGTAGTGTCGAAGGTTGGTAAGGCTATAGGTGAATTTATAGGCAAAGCAATACAGTTCGTAAAAGATAAATGGGAGGGTTTTAAAGAAAAATTTAGCGCTTTTACTGAAACTATTGGTGAAATCGCTGGTGCTATAATGGATGGTTTTGGTGCCGCTTGGGAATTTATCAAAACACAATTTCAGGCGGCCTTGGATTTAATATCGGCAGGGTGGAATGGCTTTTTAGCACTTTTTGATTTTGATATTGATTGGGGCACTATTTTCACAATCCCTGATATAGAATTACCTGATGCGATTCAAGGTGTATTGGATTTATTTAAAGGAGAAGGCGCTTTTGCTGGTCTCACTTTATCTGAGAGATTAGATTTCGCATTCGACTTACCCGACTGGTTAGTAACAACTATGGATTTCATAAGAGGTAAAGGGGCATTTGCACAATTTAGTTTAGGTGAAAGAATAGATTTAATGATTGGTGTATTACCTCAACCATTTAAATTTATAGCAGATTTATTCCAAGGATTGTTTAGCATTTCAATTAGTGACTTCATGGACCTTGGTATAAAACTCAGTAGTAAGGCTTGGAAGTTTATTAAAAAGATAGTTAATGACCCGAAGGGCACTTTTGCATCAGTGGGTCGAAGTATCGTAAATCTTTTCGAAGGTGTGGGTGAAACTCTAGGTAATATTCTTAAAACCCCTATTAACTTTTTAATTAGCGCTATTAATTCTCTTTTCGCTGCTATAAATTTCACTAAAACTTTAACAAATCCTATTACTGGGACTGAATATACAATTGGTATGGACCTAACGGGTTGGCAGATTCCCATGTTAGCAAAAGGTGGTATCGTAACAGGGCCTACTCTTGCTATGATTGGTGAGGCTGGACCTGAGGCGGTTATACCGTTATCAGGACCTAACTCAAAAGGAATGGGACAAACCTTCAATATTAATATCAACATGAGTGGTTTTTCAGACCGCTCTGATAAAAGAAACTTCGCTAGAAGAATCGGTAATCTAATTCAAAACGAGGTATCTCGTAACATAGGCGGCACAACTAGACAAGGGAGGTATTGATAATGGCAGGATTCGGAACACCAATTAGATTAATTTTAGATGATGACCAAAAAACAGCAATTGAGTTGACTGCTGTTTCTATGGCTATGAGTGTAGATAGGGGAGTAGGAGGGGCAACTATACCATTCACAGGTGGTAAAAGATTTGGTGTAGATTTAAATTTAGTTAGTTCTACAATTATCATAGACGGTATATTTACAGATGATGATGATAACCCTAGAACTTCCTCCGCTGTTCCTGCTAGTGCCTTAGTGGAATTTAACATCAGTACTAAACATTTTGCGGACCCCACTCCTACTAATATCGATGACCATGATGATATAAAGGATATAATAGGAAAAACTCTTACTATGCAAAATACAACAGGCACTGAATATGTTGTGACTTTTACAGAAGCATCATCAGGTACAGTGGGTACAGGTGCTACTTCGGGTAGCACCACAGCGACAGTGTTAGTTAAAAATACATCAACAGGTGTTATAGCCACTAGTGCTCAGTTGGCATCAGGTTTAGTTCAAGCAATAGGTACTTTTAGTGGCACTCCATTTTCAGCGTCTGCTGTTGAGTCTTTTCATGGCCCCACTTATGGTAATAGTAAAGTAACGATTACTCAAAATACAGCAGGGGCCATGAGTAGTGAAAATAATTTTAGATTTAATCCCACGACTTACTATACTCCTTATAGTGAACCGTTTATGGGTGGTGTAAATGCTGGCAGAGTAGAGGCAAAATCTGCTGGTGATAAAGTCCAAGATTTATACGGTATTTTACATAACACAACAAGAGGAGATTTGGCTAGAGGAATAGGCACAGCAGCAGGGGCGGGATTAGTAATAGGTGCATTGGCTGCAACTCCAGTAACCATTGGTGCCACCGCCGCCCTCGCCGCCGCCGGGGGTATAGCAGGTTCAGGGATTATTCAGACTTTTTTTTCGTTAGGTGATGATTACCCTATAGGTCTTCAAATACCATACAATTCTACTATTCAAGCAACAAATGGTGACAAGTATACAGTACGTAACTTCTTAATTAGAACCGGTGTTGGTCTAACCAAGAAACAAAAAGGCTCAGATGAGAATGAGCAATCAGCGGGTGTAAATTTTAGCACTATGAATAACACCACTGGTATACAGGGAACAATTAGTAAATTCGACATTGGTTATGATGCTGGTGACAGTGTTTATACTTTTCAAATGATATTCACACCAATAGATATGATAATAAGTTAAAGAGATGATTTAATGCCCATAATATTAGAAAGTAATCACGCTTTAAAGTTTGATGGTGTTTCTGATAGTGTGGTTATTCCACAAGGTTTGTTTACAAAAGTGGGTAGAAAAAATGCCGATGGTGACTATCAATCTTCTGATATTATTTCGTCTTCTTCACAAGGAAGTCGTGGTGTGTCGGTCATCGGTGGTAAATTAACTAGTAAGATAGCGATTGAGGCTTGGGTTGTTCCTGATTGTGGGGGAGTGATTGTTTCTAAAGATAATCAATTTTCTCTTTCTATGGGCACTGTGGATACACCGGGTCCAGCGAGATTTAGTATAAACATAAACGCAGAAACAGGACCAATGGTGGTTAATCTCACCACTGCTGTATTGACATCTAACGGTTATGACGGAACTGTATATCCACCCAATACATTTGATGGTGTGGACGACTCTTACAATAGATTCGACCCCACTAAAAATGACGCTACAAGTTTAAATTTAAATCAAAGACCTCTTTTTCATATAGTCGCTACTTTAGAATCAGGTGCTGCTAGATTATACGTTAATAATGAAATAATGGCTCAACAAAAATTACCTCTAAAATATTCTATTACAGAGTCCGATGAACATGTGTATATTGGTGGCAAAGGAGGTCAGTTTAGAGGTGTGATTGAAAGCATCCATATATCATCCAATTTTAATCCTGAAATGATAACTAGAAACCCACCGTTGGTAAACAATAATTCTCTAGCGTTATTTAGATTTGAAGAGCCAATAGCGCCCATCACAGGAGAGTATAGTTTTAGTAGTGTTGGGGCCTTTGGTTCATCTTCCTACACAGATGATGGAATGACTACTAATGAGAAAACTCTTTCAACTATAACTATATCTAGCGCTAATGCTCAAACTTTAGCAAATCAATTAGCGGGTAAAACGGTGACAGATACTTACCTCGATTTAACAGTGTCACCATACTCTTCGGGTAAATACAAAGTTGTTGATTTTCAAACGACACCGGGTAGTAAAACTACTCATGAAGTGGAACACGTACCGTATAACTTATTGATTAATCCCGGTGCTATACATCAAACGACTAAAAAACCCAATAAGTCTCCACCTGAAAGAGTTAGATTACATCGTATTAATATCACCACGGGACAGTTATTGATATCTAGTATACATTTAGAATTTCCCATAGGTGGTCAGGGTGTAAATATGAGTTTACCGTTCAATAAACCCACGGGTAATACATCTAGGAAAGGAAACGGATTACGTGGTGCTTTACACGGTGTTACTAATTTTACGAGAACAGCGGCCGTTGGTGACTTATATTTTGTAGTAATTAGTGGTGATTTATTAATAGATAATAGAACAGGTCAGCCCTTTCAACCGCCTCATTTATCTACACAATTAATAGATAGAACAGGTCAAATGATTTTAGATGATACTGAAAACAATCAACACGGTCTTGCTTTCTCTAGTCGTATGTCTATTGAAACACACAGGAGCACAGGTATGTCTCCGGGCATAGGTTCTAATATTACTAAACAGGGTTTTGAATATGATACCAATAACCCATTTGCTGTTTACTGGCCTACTAATTTATTTGACTCTTTTTCTACAGGGCACTCAGGGAGGCATACTCTCAATCATATCAATGGTCATGAATACCTCCGTATGACTCCTCGTGCTAATGAGGAAAATTTAGACCAACAATTAGGTAATGCTGATATTCTAAATTTAGTTTATGACGAGGCATCTAAGGGAATAGGTAGTCAATTCCCTATAAATAGTAAAGTAGATTATTATAGAGAAATAGCACAATTTTCCGCTACAAATGTTGTAAACTCTTCTATGGCTTTTCAAGCAGTAGATAATGGTTTAACAACAACCTCTCGTAAATTGATAGCAATCGGTGGTACAGGTGCTAAAAATGCTACTGCTTTGAAAACATTTGACCCCTTTCCTTTTATGTTAAAAGGTCCTGTTCCTGAAAGATTAAATGATATAGATGATAATTTAAGAAAACATCATCTTCGTCCATCCAGTGAAAGCAGAGTGGCTGTTTTATCAGTGCCCACTTTAGCGACTCATGATTTAGCGCCTTATGTAGAAATTCATTACAATGCTTTAGACTTTACAGGATTGAGTATGGGTGGTTTCGCTACTGGTGTTTTAATAAATAATGGCGGGGGTTATTCCGCTGGCACTACATCGGCCATAACAGTAGACGGGACAGATGCAAGATTGAGATTTTCTGTTGGAGATGAAGTATACACAAGCACTGGTGTCTTAATTGGAATCGTGACCGCTATAGGTAGTGCAACATCTATTACCATTGGTGGCGGTACATTAACTGTTATTGCTGATGATGCTGTGTTGCACAAAACTACACCTATGTTGATGGTGGAAAAGACAGTTCCTGACGCAGGACATCTTCTCACAGGTTCTACTTATGTAATGGACGTTATAGTAGCAGATTTAGCGGATGCCTCTAAAGACACTACTTTATACTCCCCCGGTGGTTTTATAGAAACAGGGACCGAAAAAGTCGGTAACTTGGGAGAGAAAGCCTTCACTCATAGTTTAGTGGGCGATACAAGCGAAGGGCATGAAAGTGATGATGAAATAAATGAGGTATTTACCCCTCAGAATTACACTAGTATATCTAACGAAGGTCGAACTCCTCCTCAAAACATAACATCATCTCAAACAACAAAAACCACACATAAATCTGTATTTAATAAATTATTAATAGACACTAATGTAAATTCTAATGTAAGTTTATCTGACTCTAAATTCGCTCGTGTGGCACCATTTACTAATTATTCTTCTCCTAGTGATGGACAATTCGATATAGGAGTTACATCTTCTTCTAGTCCTATACACGAAGTCTTTGATATCATAGATAATCATGCTGTTTTCACAGGTTATTCTATTTACAGATTTTATGTTCAACCTTCAGATAGAACTAGAACTATGCAATTACAGCACTTACGAACAACCGCTGATAGAAATACAGACAATAATATTCTAAGTATAATGATGTTGATGAGTCGTGCTAAGTTGAGAAGTGTAGAGGAAATAGAAAACGAAGATGGAACTAGAAACACTGTGATTAATTGTGTGGGTATAAACGATGCTGCTTTAAGTAGGAATGTAAATGCTATTGGTTCAGGTAGTCCTGATTCACATGTTGTTAAGGAAATAGACCCTAATGCTCCTATCGTATCTGTCACATTAGGAGGACCCGGTCAAGGTGCTTATGACACTAAACCCACATTCGACCCTAGCCCTCTTTCGAGATTACCATTCTCTACTAGAAGAGGGCACTCTTGTGCTGCTAGTAAAGTTAGAGTAGACGGTAATGGTACTAAAGCATCGAGAATTCAATACATAGAGGTCACTCCTCTTAATAATCAATCAACAGACATAGCGTCTTGGGGTACTTATCCATTCCCTAAGAAAGGTAAAATATATCTCGCTGACGGCGCTTATGCTAAGTATACTTCTAAAAACGGCGTTGCATTCTTCTTTACAGACACTGATGATTCACAACGTGATGGTGATTTCGTTTTAGGTAGCGGCGCACCAGTTGGTGATTTTAGAACATGGATACAAGCAACTGGTTTAGTTCCCGAGGCTACTTCCGCATCTCTAACCAACCCTATATTTGAAGTGTTTTCACTAAGTGAAACCATATTAGGTGATGGGCATTTTTACATAGAAAACATGGCTATGGATGGAACTACTGTCAACGACAGAATGTTTCAATCCATGGACACAGTTTCTCATGATTATCAACTTGGAACTCAATATGCATCTACTCGTGCTTTAGTCGAGATACCTTTATTCAACGAACAATTCTTTGAGGACAGTATTACTGGTATTTTACCGGGTCCTGATAATTCTTTAAAATTACATTTAGACACAACTATGACAGCACATAGTTGGAATCCAAGCCCTGTTGGTAGAAGATATCCTGAATTTGCACCTGCTGACCGTAATGCTTTTTCGGCATTTGGTTATAGTGAAAGTCTTAAAGCAGGTAGCCAAGCGAAAAAGGCTAAGATAGTTAGAAGAATGAAGGTAGATGCAAGCGGTGATTATCGTTTGTATGTAGATAAACCTGAGATATTTCCAGCAGCAATTACCACCCAAGCCGATTACGCTAATGTCGATAATGTAGTTAATTATAGACGTGCTTACTTACCTTCAGGAGATTGGGTGATTTACATTAACGCACCCGCTACAGATGGGTATCTTAAGATAGAAGACGATGCAAACGATGCTTGGGCACGTAGTAAGAATTTTATAAAAAATCATGAAGTAGGAATGTCTTTAATGATAGGAGATGGTTATACATCTGAAGGTTTGAAACCAATATCTTCCGATAGAATGACACCGTCATCTGATTTCGAAAGAAGAAGTGAATATTATTTTGACCAGTCTAGTGTAAAAACACAAGGTGGTAATATAGATTATGGACTAAGACAATATGTGAGCGCTGTTGAATTTAAAGCGGGACCTTCTACTAATCCTCATGCACCTAGAGTAAGAAATAAAAGGGCACAGGGTACTATTTTAGATGTCACTCCCGTTATAATACCCACCACTAGTGCAACTGCTCCTAATACATATACTGGTTTATTTATGATTACATTGAGTGAAGAAGATGTAGATTTATTTCCTAATGTAACTAATTTAGCAGATGGAGATACTAATAATGTAACTTACGAAATGGGCGACTATCACTATCAAGCAACCGTGACTTTACCTAACGCTGGCACTGAAACAGAATTTATTTACTGGGGTTCACATGGTGTGTTCAATCATTACACTACTAGCGTTGAAGCACCTCAAACTAATAAAAATCAAATCTTAGTTCAAGGCTTAAACGAAACTACGCTACCTAATTTACTTAATCCAACTCATGCAGATTATATTGTAGGAGAAACTATAACATTAAAACAACGTGGATTTAATACTTACACAAGTAAAACAACCGATGCAGGTGAAGCGCTAACTGCTTTAGAAGATACAACAAATTTATCTCACACATTTAGACCAGCGTTTGATAGGTCACCATGGGTTTTGGCCGCTGGTGGTTCAAGCACTATACCCTCTAATACATCTATAAGGGTGGCAAGTGCTGGTACAGATGGTGTTCCCACAGCAGATACTAATTATTCCTTACAAGCGAATAATATCGGTTTATCTGTAAGACCGGGAGACCATGTGTATATTGAAGATTTTAATAACGCCTCCGCTAGTCCATCAAGTGTTGCTACCAAAGTGTATTACTTAGGTCAGGTTTCTACTACCAATACTGGTGGTATTAGTGAAGGTTTTGTTGATGGTCAAGCCTATACCACTATCAATTTTGCAGCAGACATCCCTTCTGCTACTAGGACTACTCTCAACACTTACATTAATCAACTAGATGTAAACAATGTTAATACTTCTACAGATACTGAATATTACTTAAGAGTAGGATGTCATGATTTAATTCCAAATGATGACGAAGCCATACTCAATAGAACTTGGTTATATCCTTACGCCGCTGGTGGTTTGAGACATGGAGACACAATATGGGCTAATATGGTTTACAACAATCCTCATGCGACAGAGGGAATGTTTGCTAAAAGTAGAGGTGTGTTAAACGAAGGCTTAGTATATAACGCCTTCAATGGTGGTGAGGGTGCTTTATCCGATGAGCCTAGAAGTAGTATACCACTAGAAAACTTCTTAATCGGTAATACTTGTTTAGAGACAGCAGAAAATTATGCACAACATGTCAATAAAACAATAGAATTAAATTATGCTAGTTTAGGGTTAGACAATCCACCAGTGGTCGCATTTGTTGACCCGTATTTAGCAACAGAAGGGCATGCTCGTGTTCTACTCTATGATGTGGCGCATGACCGTGAATTTATCGCATTCCAAGATTTACATATGCAAGTACAAACTAGCGCTAAAGTCACAGAAATAGGATGGCAAAGACACATCGGCGCTGCTAATTCTACTGAATTCGATGTTCCGATTACTGGAACATTACAAACATTTTCAGGCTCTTTTGGTCCTGTGTTGGGTACTGGTACGCTTTTCACACAAGAATTATCTGTTGGTCAAGCGATTAAAGTAGGCACTGATATTAAAAGAGTTACATTAATTCTCGATGATACTAGATTTAACACAGACTCATCATGGAATTCAACTGGTAGTGGTTTAACAGGATTTATCGCTAATAAAATTGATTTAGGTAAATATAGTTTAACTTACAATGGTGGTAGTGCACATCCTTTTATCACACAAATAGATGTTGCTAATGGATTCCCTACACAAAATAAATACATGAGACCAACTCAGCAATCTTATTTCATTGAAAGTGCTTATTCTCATGATATAGCAAATCACATGACAAGTGATTTATTATCACCAGTTACGGGAAGTTTACCCGCTACATTAACATCTAACTCTTTAGCGGAAACTAGTCAATCTGTTTTGTACGGAAAGGCACACGGTCATATTGTGCATACTGGTTTGTATACAGGTGGACCTTTCGGAGGTAGAGCGTTAGGAGATAGTGTTTTACCTAGAACAGAAGAGGCAACGTGTATTCCTTATTGGGCTAATGAAAAACACTTTTATTCGAGAAAATTCCGCTCTACCAGTGATTATTTCACATACGCTTTAATGAGAGCAAGAGAAAGCCAAGAGGGATGTAATATCAGAGACCCCTCTACTTTATTTGATACACCTGATGGAACAAGAGTTATACCCGCTTTCTTGTCTTTAAAGGGAATAAGGTCTTCTTCTTTAGATTTAACTAACTCTACGGAAACAAGGTTGAGACATCTAAAACACTGGACGGATATGGATTTCACTCGTAGACTAACAATAGACCTTGGTGAAGTTGCTTTAAGAGATGGTGTTACAGACGTTGAAGCAGCAGCGAGAGAAACTGTTAGGCTAATTAACCAAGCAGCCGCACCCAATGGTAGAACTCATATTAGAAGGCCTAACACTCAGTATCCCGGTAGCACTCAAGAGGATGCTGCTAATATTCATACTAGTGCTGACTTCGCTGCTACAGGTTCTACTTTTGACCCCGCTGTATGGTGGGATACAGATAAAGCATTCAATAGTCATGATAAAGGGACTCATATGGGGTATCTAAGAGCACATTTAGGTAGAGTCGTACAAGATGCTAATGGTAATACAGGTCATTCTATCATTATACATAGCACAGTGCCCGGTGCAACTGGTCGTAATTTCTGTGTTTGGTTAGATAACAGCACAGGACAAGCCCCCTATGAACCTGAATTCTTAATAGGACACGGTGGTAGATTCAGAACATTTTGGTGTCAACCTGATGAGATGAGCGGTGAGAATATGCATCCTGCACCGATGCCGCTTAATAAACACGGAAGACCTTTTGCACCTATAACATCTTTACAACAGTATACATTACCTGATGAATCAATTCAAGAAATAAAATCCACTGGTGAGTTTTCACCACCAGCCAGTAGTTATGGTACATTTTCTAATCCTGTTTTAAGGGCGATTTCCATGACAAGTGGTTCAGGAATGTCACATAACACAGTAAACACAGAATCATTAGAAGCAGAAGGTTTTGTTACTTCTTTAGTTAAAGGATTGAGAACAGGTACTAATGCTCTAGGTAGAGTAAACTTCGGTGGATTAGTTGCTGCTGGTGTCCCCGGTTTTGCACCCGATGCTGGTAAATGGGGCTTTGGTAGAAACGGGGATGGTAGATTTCAATATAGATACGGAGATGTTCTTAATACATCCACTTTGAGCGCCGCTCAAATTAACTCGGGTACTAGTGCTGTGGAAACTCAATACACTCAACATGTTCCTTTTACACAAATTGCTAGGGCCGAAGTGGGTAACACTCCGATATATGGTTTAAGATTAACAAATCATAGAGGTGAAGGATATGGAATTAGATATATTTACAAAAAGATAAACACTTCTTTCGCTTTAGATAATACTGAATTACCTGATACTATAAATCAAGAAATAGCAATATTCTTCGATGATAGAGATGTAAGTGAAGGTGGATTTACAATTGGTGCTCACATGCATGGTGTGGGTGATGCCACAGGTAGAGGTTTTCCAGCAGACCCTACTAGTGGGGTTACGTTAGCAGCATGGAAAGGTAATAAATGGAGAGGTGTGCCTACTCCGAGCGCTGCTTATAATTGTACAGCGGTTTATGATAAAACAAATAAAAAAATAACTATTACACCCACTGCTCCTTATACTTCAGCATTAGGTCATTTCGATATCGCTGGTTATATGGGCTTTCCTTTAACAGACGGTGTTATACAAATTAGTGACCCATTCAATGATACAGGTGCGTTAGGTAATTATGGTAACATGTATTCTTATACTTCAAGAAGCGTAAGTGATGGTGCTTTTGAATTATATGGGGTAGAGGGTGCGGAATTTGATACCTGTCAAAACAGCACTAATTTTGGTAGTGCTAGTGTAACAATCACAGCATTGATTACACCAACCGCTAACTGGACAACTTTAGTTACAGACGAGTTAATAACCTCTGTAACCACTGCTGCCATTAATTTAATCAACCCGAATATAGAGGATGGTGTCCCATTTGATTGTACGCAAATGTACGCTGCTGATGGAAGAACTTTTGCAGAATGGGGTGTTAAGCCCGATTCTATTCGGATACGTGCTTATGATATAACTAAAAAAATAGAACCTATTTCTAAATATTTTAGTGCGAGTATACACAGAGATATGGCTATACAATCAGCACATATCGAATATGGTGAATTAGATGTTTTAAAAATACAAAATGGAGAAATTTTAGTTGGTGGTAACGGTTTAGGTCAGGATAAAGCAACACATGATAGTTTCATAGATGCTGGTGCTAACGTAGCATGTGGGTATATACCGTACACTATGATGCAAATTCAAACCAAGGGTAAAGGTTCAAACACTAATACGGCCACTCCTGTAATTGTAGACTCGAAAAATATACCTATCGACACCGAAACATGGAGAAGTAATTTGATAGGTTCAAGATTTTTATCACACAGTGGAGACCATATTTTACCTTGTATCAATAATCCTACGATGATTATTGAGAAAGAAGATATACATTTAAGTGGCGCTACTGAAGATATACGTTTAACAACAGGTAACATGTATTTGTTTGCTAAACCTGCTGGTGAAGACGCTACACCCGCTGATATTAACGCTCACAACGCTAGTGGGGCGAGTAACAAAGCGAGAGTCCTTTCTTTCGGTACTATAGAAACAATGTACTACCAAGGAGAATCTAAATTAGTGACAGGTAGACAAGGAGTCGATGACACTACTGTTACTCCTAATGCAACGTCTACTACTACTTTTAGAACAATTTTAGACACTGTTAGTGATGACTGGCCTAGCGCCGATAGTAACAAAGATGCTGTCGTGCAGAAATATGGAGATTTAAAACGAAGTAAATTGTTTGCAGGATTTAGGTCTATAGGTAGTGTTCATTCTGAGCCATTAGTATTATTCAATGGTGGTAGAGATAGTACAGACCACTGGGTTCCTTTATTCTTCGGTGGTGGTTTTAGTGGTGTCACTATAGATATTAATGACGGAACTAATAACGATTATTCATCAACATATACTCATCATTATGCCGCTGGTCCTACGGGTTGTAGTGGTGTACAACATGCTAATGAAATCTCTACAGCATTCGGTATGGTGGATTGTAATGCTATTATGGCTTTCTTCCCCGGTACTGCTCTTTTAAATCAGCATCGTGGTAGTTTAATGTCACCTACTTTTAATCGTGATAATGTACTAACGTCTGATTTAGATAGAGGAGTGGGTACTATTAACAATGCCCATCCTAATAAAACACCATACAGTAGTGGTGTTCATGTTCAAAAACCAATGCCTTTCTTATTGAGATTCGCTCACCCTACTGCTAGATATCAAGACCATAGAGACGGTACTGATAATAAAACAACATATATTGTATTCGGACCGGGGCAAGCATTCCCGTTTTCACAAGAAGACGCTACTCCTGATAACACATTAGAGCCTCACCCCGGTAAAGCAATTACCACTGGTAATACTTGGTCTAGTGTGCCAGCCAATAGTGGTACTCCTATATTCCCTAATCATATTGACAATGAAAAAGGGCATTTCATGCCTAAAACATCTGATTATCAAACAACAAGGCATGCTTTCCACTATAGACAAACTATCAATTGGGAGCCGCCTGTTGGTAAACCATTGTCTCAGACTCTACTACAAAGACCTGAATCAGGTAATATGTATGGGGATGTGTTTACATTAGCGTTTAAAGCATCCAAGAGTGCTGTATCAGGTGCTGATGTCTTTGAGGATTTCCGTGCAGCACAACCAAGCAGACATGCTATATTTATGGGACCAAGTGGTATGAGAACTAATGCGGATTTATGTTTCCATATGGACGGTGGATATCACCCCGGTGGTTCTTGGTTAGATAATCAGATAACAGCAAACCCTCCACATCCTACAGATAATAGTCGTGTTGCTAAAGCGGGTATTACTGGAATAGAATTAAACCCAAGTGCATTCAGAGTAGCAGCACCTTTGGCTACTAAATTACTTTACAGTGGTGCCGCTGATGGTAGTTCTTATGACTCAACTGCTCTAACCGCTAGTGATGTAGATATGGAATACATAGTTGTAGACGGAACAAGATGTCAAAACGGTGAAGAGTTGGCAAGTGTATTAGGAGCAGCAATCAATACATTCCCCGGTAAAGGTGCTTTAAAGGCAATAGGTGGTACTTT